CCCCTTCGAGCAGTTACAGCTCATAGAAATGAACTCCGACCAGCTGATGATAAGTTGCATCCTATAGTGGATACTATATCTAAGTTGGCAGATCAAGTAGTAGCGAGTCATCTTTGTTTACGAGAGAACAAAGTGATGGGAGGGTTAGAGAAACTTTGTCTCCAGAGATTATCTGCCAATTTTATTTTGACAAAAAAAATCAGAACTAAAGATGGCGAATTTCCATTGTATACATTTTCAACTAATGATATAAGCATTCCTAAACAGCTTAGGTTGTTGAAAGAGTTTTCGTTTGATTCAGCTCAGCGAGGACCAACGTATGCAAAAATTCAAAAGATGGTTCCTGGGGCATTAAGTTCCTTATTTATGCATTTAAAGACAAAAAAATATTATGGCACTTTACGTTTTAGATATTCTCCAAAAATGTTGCCAGGTATGATTAAATATGGGACTTCAGGTGGTATACTTAATACGCCCACTGCTTCTTATGTTGAAGATGGATCTAGGATTTCTGTAGTTAATTATGGAAAGAAAATGCACTTGTTTGAAGCTGCAGCAAGGGAGTTACATCGTATAATTTATGCATGTGCAACAGAACAAGAGATAGAAGATATTATAAATAATTTTTTACCTTTAAATGTTACTAAGTGGAAACGAGAGGTGCGATTATTGTATGAGAAGAGGTTTGCGGATATGATGTTTTATATGATGCGAGCACGAGAATTCTTTATACCGTGTGTTACTCTAACGTTATTATCAGAATTGTTACATAAAGACCGAATGTTGATGGAAAGGGGAGCTATGATAGCTATAGGCTGTTCTGCATGGAATGGTGGATGGTATCAGTTAGCCACTTATCTGAACTATAATAATCCTGACCTGTTTTGGGTTGATGGGGATATTACGGGTTTAGATAAGCATATTACGGATTGGCAACTATATCTGTATTTGGCTTCTGGTGCTCGATATTATAATTGGGCGGCGATGAATGGATCTCAAAGAAAGTTGTTGAAACGACTTTATACATTGCTACTATATCATGTTACGAATAAAATTACTTTGCAGCCTGGAACTATCTGGCGTATTATAAGGGGAGTCATGTATTCAGGTGGGAAGGAAACTTCTCATGGGGACTCATGGATTATGGCTTTAATTTTCTTCTTATATGTAGAGTATGTTAAATTATGTTATCCTCACGCCGCTCCCTTTATTCATCGATGTTTAGTCTTGGGCTTTATTGCTATAATAATATATGGCGATGATCATGTGTGGTGTGCACCAAAAGTATTGAGAGGTATGCTAGGCGCTACATCTTTTGCTCTTTTTTTGAAGGAGTTTTT